CGACAAATGGTATTGTCATATCTTCACAAAGCAATTAAACCACTTAATCAATTACGCATGGTTGAAGATGCGATTGTTATCTATCGTATTTCTCGTGCACCAGAACGTCGCGTGTTCTATGTTGATGTTGGTAACATGCCAAAAATTAAGTCTGAACAGTATCTTCGCGACATGATGATAAAATTTAGAAACAAAGTTGTTTATGATAGCACTACAGGTGAAGTTAAAGACGATCGTAAGTTTATGTCAATGATGGAAGATTTTTGGATTCCTCGTCGTGGCGAAGGTAAATCAACAGAAATTACGACATTACCTGCTGGCGAAAATCTCGGCGAATTAACAGATGTTCGTTATTTCGAACAAAAACTATATAAGTCATTAAATGTTCCAGTGTCAAGACTTGAGTCGCAAACAGGATTTACTCTAGGTCGTACAGCAGAAATTACTCGAGACGAATTAAAATTTATGAAATTTATTGAAAAACTTCGTTCTAAATTTACATTAATATTTGATGAATTAATGGAACGTCAACTAGCACTTAAAGGTATTTGTTCTGTTGATGAATGGAACGAATTAAAACAAACTATTCACTATGACTTCCTCAGAGATAATAATTTTGCGGAAATGAAAAACTCAGAATTGATAAGTAGCAGATTACAGATTATGCAACAAATTGATCCTTATGTTGGAACATACTTTTCAAAAGATTGGATTCGTAAGAAAGTATTAAACATGAATGAAGAAGAAATTCAAGAAATCGCTGATGAGATAAATCAAGAACGTGCAGAAACGCCAGAAGTAGCAAAAGACGTTACACCTGTTGCTCCTACGGCATCAACTGATATTAATAATTTATTTAAATTACAATTGGCTAAATAATTGGAGATATTATGAATACTGTAGAATTAGTAAATTTAGCAATCGCAGGTGATCGAGATTCTTTAATGGCTGCATTAGATAATGCCATGGCTGTTAAAGTGACAGACTCATTAGAGATTAAGAAAATAGAAATCGCATCTAACCTACTAGGTACAGAAGAAACAGATGAAATTACGAACGCTACGCTTGAAGTTGACGGAACAGATGGATCAACAAACATCCAGTCCGAACCAGCAACAGCGGATACAACAACAACAGAACAGAACTAACACACAACGAATTACGCAGTTAGTTCGTGCTGGTTTAATAAAAACCAGTGAATTTCCCGCGCTTAAAATTGCAATGACGCGTCATGCAAAAGTTGGTGATATGGCTAAATTGTCGAGAAATCAACGCGATTTATTAAATCGTTATTATCAATCAACTGCTGCCGCTGCTTTGGGTTCGCAACAATCTACGATGGCTGTGATTCGTAATATACGAAACGGTTACGAAATTTCACGCGACGATTACATTAGCGAATCAACAATAAAAGATCCACCAATGATGTTAATTTTAAAACGTCGCGGTATTCGCATTTTCCCTGATGGTAAACGTGTTGCATTATATAATAATGATAAACTTGGTTTATCATTTACCATTCCTTATGCAGGAAATGATTCAGAGCAAGAACTAATTGGTGTGCAGTCAGAAGAAGTTTCTGATGATATTATGGAAAACATAGATCAAGTTGCAAGATATGCACAAGAAGAAACACCAAAAGCGACAGCGAAACACATGAAGTTTACTGATGGATCAAAATTAAAGGTTAGTCATGGTGTAGCAAAAGCCATTCATATAATTCACAGTGAATTAAATGACGAGAACAAGAAAAGGTTTGCTGACATGCTTTCATCACCAAAAGAATTTAAAAAAGCAGCGAATTTCGCATTGAATAAGGTCAACTTTTCAATAAACAAATGAGCAAAATTTTAGACGCAATTAAAGATATTATTATTGAAGCGGTGGAGAAAAAGAATCGTAATGTTGTTCGTATGGGACGCACAAAACTTATTCGCGCTCGTGTAAGAACTGTGAAGGGTAAGCCAACTGTACAACGAAGAAAGAAGTTTTCTGCAGTAAAAGGTTATACAATTCGTGGTGGAAAGGTTGTTCGCATGACGTCTGCTGAAAGACTCAAGCGTCGCATTTCACAACGAAAAGCAAAAATTAAACGCAAAGCAAAAGCTGCTCGCGCATTAATTAAAAGAAAAAGATCTATGCGTCGTAGACAGTCATTGGGGTTAAAATAAATGAAACTAATTATCGAAGCAATTGAAGAAGTAAAGTTCATTGCCGAAGAAAAAAACGGTGTGAAGACACTCTTCATTCAAGGTCCATTTTTAGTGGCTGAAGCCAAAAATAAAAATGGGCGTATGTATCGAACAGAAACTTTAGCAAAAGAAGTTAATCGTTACAACGAAGAATACGTTACAAAGAATCGTGCATTTGGTGAATTAGGACATCCAGATTCGCCAACAATTAATCTAGATCGCGTATCGCATCTTATTACCAATTTAAAACAAGAGGGAAATCAATGGATTGGTAAGGCGAAAATTCTTGAAACACCAATGGGTAAGATCGCCAAGTCTCTAATGGAAGGCGGTGCAACTCTTGGTGTATCATCACGTGGCATGGGCTCTATAAAAGAGATCGATGGCATAAATGTAGTACAAGACGATTACTATCTAGCCACAGCGGCAGATATCGTGGCGGATCCATCCGCTCCAGGTGCTTTTGTTCGAGGCATTATGGAAGGTAAAGAATGGGTATGGGATAACGGAAGGGTCAAAGAAATTGACATTAATCGTTATTATGATCAAATTAAAAATGCTAGACAAAAACAATTAGATGAAGTTGCATTGAAGATATTCTCAAACTTCGTGTCAAAACTTTAAATTTTATAAATAATATTACTTCTTCAGGAGTTATAACCAATGAGTAAAACATTATCAGAATCTGCTGCTGAAATCCTAAAAGCATCACTTGCATCTGCGAGTAAGGAACCAGCACAAAAATTACCAGCCGAAGAGGAAGATCTTGGCGGTGCAACAGAAACAGATCCAGCTGGTGACGAAGTCGGTAAGAATGCTGCTGCTGCTGTTAAGGAAGCACCAAAGCCAGGTCAGGTTTCTGCTGAAGGAGACAAAAAAATGAACTCAGTCAAGTCAGTAGATATGGCTAAACCATCTGTTGGCAGCGTTGAGCCAAATATTGGCGAAGAAACAGAAGTTTTTGAAGAAGAAGAAGATAGCGAAGAAGATGAGAAGGCAATAAAAGAAGCCTATAAGAACAACATGAAGAAAAAGCATTCTAAGTCAATGGCAGAAGATGTCGAAGCTCTCTTCAATGGTGAATCTCTTTCAGAAGAATTTAAAACAAAAGCAACAACAATCTTCGAAGCAGCAGTTAACTCACGTGTTGATGCTATCCTCGAGGATATGATGACAGAGAACGATAAGATTCTTGTTGAAGAAATCGATACAATTAAATCAGAACTTGTAGAACAAGTTGATGAGTATCTCAACTATGTTGTTGAGCAATGGATGGAAAATAACGCAGTAGCGATTGAATCAGGATTACGCTCAGAGTTAACTGAAGACTTCATTAATGGTCTAAAGAATCTTTTCGCAGAACACTACATCGATCTTCCAGAAGAGAAGCTCGCAGTTGCTGAATCGCTTGCTGAAAAGATTGTTGAGTTAGAAGAAGCTGCAACTGCTCGTGAAGAGCAGATGGTTATTCTATCAAAAAATCTCAACGAAGCCAAGAAAAACGAATCAATTCGCAAGATTTGTGAAGGTTTAACCGAGGTACAAGTCGGCAAAATGAAATCGCTCGCAGAGAGCGTGGAGTTCACCACAGAGGGTGAGTTTAATAATAAGCTCGCAGTAATTCGCGAGAACTACTTCCCAGCCACAAAAGTGAAAAGTGAGGTTACGGCTGTACGAGAAACAATTGTTTCTGAAGAAACACCAGAAGTAGAAACAACTGGTATTATGTCACAATATGTTAAGGCAATTTCAAAGTCACTACCAAAGTGATAATTTAGAACGGAGAAATCTATCATGTATCTTAACGAAACACATGCAAAAAAGTGGGCTCCAGTTCTTGATCACCCAGAACTCCCAAAGATCAGCGATCCATATAAACGCGCTGTTACTGCTCTAGTTCTCGAGAACCAAGAACGCGCCCTACGCGAAGAAGCTGCTAATTTTGGTCGTTTGTTCGAAGCAACACCAGTAAATGTTGCTCCAACATCACCATCATCTGGCAACATACAAGGCTTCGATCCAATCCTAATCGGATTAGTTCGTCGCGCACTTCCAAACCTAATGGCTTATGATGTTTGCGGCGTGCAGCCAATGACAGGTCCGACAGGGCTTATCTTCGCAATGCGCTCACGCTACTCAGCACCAAACGGTGATGAAGCACTCTATGGCGAAGCCAACACCGTGTTCGCAGGAACAAACGGAAACGGTACAGTTGCGAACGCAATCGTATCACTTAGTCAAAATGTTGCAGCAATGACAATGGCGAATACTGGTACAGGTATAGTCACGGCAACTGCTGAAACACTTAACATGGCAAATATGGCGTTCTCAATCGAGCGCGTATCTGTCACTGCTAAGACACGTGGTCTACAAGCATCTTACACAATGGAACTTGCACAAGACCTTAAGGCAATTCACGGTCTCGACGCAGAAACAGAGTTGACAAATATTTTGTCAACTGAAATTCTTGCAGAAATCAATCGTGAAGTTGTTCGCACAGTTTATGCAACAGCGAATGTTGGTATTCTCGGTGCTGCAACAGCAGGATTCAACCTATCCTCTACAGCTGACACAAGCGGTCGATGGCAGGTTGAAAAATACAAGAGCCTCCTATTCGCAGTCGAACGCGCAAGCAATAAGATTGCCAAGGATACACGTCGTGGTAAAGGCAATCTCGTTATTGTCTCAACCGATGTTGAATCAGCTCTTGCAATGACTGGTCTTCTCGACTACAACTCAGCACTAGTTGGTCAAACAAACCTAACTGTTGACGATACAGGCAATACCTTCGCAGGTACGCTATTCGGACGCATTAAGGTCTATATTGATCCATACTCTGTTGCTGGATCAGACTATGTCGTGGTTGGATATAAAGGCTCATCACCATATGACGCTGGCTTGTTCTACTGCCCATACGTTCCACTTCAGATGGTTCGTGCTATCGATCCTGATAATTATCAACCAAAGGTTGGATTTAAGACACGCTACGGCATGGTCTCAAATCCATTCGCTGGTGGTACAAATACTTCACTATCAGGTGCGCTAACGACAGATACAAATGTCTACTATCGCAAGTTTGCAGTATTGAATATCAATCAATGATAATTTGTTAATTTGTTAATTTAACTATAAAAATAGGGCAAAGTGATGTTGGGGGAGCGATATCGCTCCCCCTTTTTTATTCACTAAATATATCTGTTCTTTGAGGAATTTAAATGACAGCATTAAATCGAAATCCGATAAATACCGACTTGTTACAAAGCACAAAGTTTCATGTCACATTTTCAAGATTGCCAGGATTAACATATTTTTGCAATAGTGCAAATCTTCCAGGAATCTCGCTCACAGAAATTCCTATGCCAACTCCATTTGTAGAATTGTATATACCAGGAGAAAAGGCAATTTATGACACATTTAACATTACATTTCTAGTTGATGAAGACTTGCGCGCATGGACGGAACTTCATGATTGGATTCGTGGTGCAACATTTCCCACAGAATTTGATGAATATGTAAATCTTGCACGCACTAATCCTGCAGCAAATATTCGCACTGCATATGTTCGTCCACCAGTTTATACTGATGCAACACTCTCGATTTATACAAATAAAAACAATCCAAATTTTAGAGTAAAAATGGTCGATGTATTTCCGACAACAGTTGGATCATTGTCGTTTTCTTCTAGTGACAGTGCTGAAAATATTGTCACTGCAGACGCTAC